GCTTTTTGCAGAAAATATTTTATCATATACAAAAGAAAGAGAAAATCTTTTTGTGTCCAACATAGCAAACCAAGGAAAAGGACAAACCTTGATTATCGCCACATAAAAGCGGAAATTAAACACCCTGCAGAAATTAAACCTAAACTAGGAAAACAAAAGAAAATTTCAAAGCGGCCTATATTTCGCTGCGGGACCGAACGCATAGAGTCTTTATGACACTCTAGAAGAAAGTTGAGTTATTTCAGATCGGTTATCTCAACACCGAATGGCTCCTTTTACTCCAGATCACCAGGGAGGGGTATTCTCTGTAAGAAATGCCTAAGAATCTATGCAGGAATAGTTAAAGGACCTGCACTTCTCCCATAAAATTGGAAGCCATCATGAACCTCTATGCTAACAGTCAAACTGGTAATCCATTTCATATTTGGAATTTGCAATCTAACCCAGTTTTCTGCCGCCATAGGTTCACCCCCACAAGAAATAGGTCCAGCAAAGGAGCCAAACTGAAATGGTAGGGAAAAATTGGTAGCAGGATAATTAAAACTATGCCTTCCACCAAAATGTTCGGCAACAGTGGATTTCCCCATCCCCGTTTGGATGCTAAATACGCCAGATTGGTCAGCAAGCTTCCCTCTAAACCAATTCCATGAGAAGTGGAGAGTACATTTCCCGAAATGCATACCAGTGGTGGCACACATAATGGCTAGAGCATTGACAAAGTTGGTAATTTGTACCTCTTTCGAAGTCAAATTTGCCATGCGTGCGGGAATTTTCAAGCTGACCATACCAGTAGTATTTGTATCGAGATGCTCAAGCATAAACCAAGCAAAATGCTGGTTGTAATTTATTTCCCGACACAAATTAGCCTTGACCTTTATACCATGGATATGTATATAATATTGAAATCCAGTTTCCATGGTTTCTGGTGCTAGGGGTGCGCACAGAGTGGAAATATAGAAGGCAGTACCGTCATCCCCAAAATTTGCCGTGGCAAAGAAGGGAGACTGTATTTGCAGAGTTGCCTTCGTATCAAGAGTAACATCCACATGTGGTATCTGTGCTAGTTCATCAGTGGTTGGGACTGTACCCCAAAGTGCGATACGCAAACTGCAAGAAACAAAGGTGCTTGCAGTACTGTGTACGCTAAAGATGATTTCACCACCGACTCCCAAAAAATGGGAAAGTATTCCAGCTGCATATGAATATGCTTGACGCTTTGCAGCTGAGTCGATCCGCATTGCGAGAGAGACAGGCACCTTAGTCATAGTATATGTGCCCACAGCAATGCTGCCAGACTTGAGGATAAGATCCAAATCCTCAAGGTGCCTTGATTCTATGGGATATGTCAATGGGTTCTCTGACAATCCCCTAACCAATCTCTCTCCAGTGGCATAGAATTCCAACCGAAATTTAGTTTCAGCTGAACGTGCAAGTTGAAATTCTGAAGCCACTACAATATAGAGCGTTGGTTTGCAGAAGCCCGGCCCAGAAAAATTAAGCGTTTGCCCACACATCTTATGAAAATCAATAATCCATGAAGATGTGGTGGCATCACGCAACGTTTGAACATGCGGGCTAAGGCACTTGGCCATCTCCAGTTCAATGGTAGTGGAAATATCCGCTGGTATCTTACCATAGGCATCAAAAATGTACCATATAGAAATCCCACTAAAAGAATTTGGAGCCAAATGTGAAACGGCTCGTAAATTTTGGCTAACATAGCCATCCATGAGCCATTCACTACAAACACGTGTGTTCGTATTCTTGATCAGAGAAATTAGATCGATTTTTGCAAGAATACTACCACTCGCACTAGTTGCCGGGAGGGTGATGGTTTCACCACAGGCAAAATCCCCGTCTGCCTTCAAATTACAACTTGATTCATCAAGACGGGGTTGATTGCTAGTTGAGGCTCGCGCTAGCTCGTAATTTATAGCCTCTGTAGTATTGTCTAAACGTCTACCAACAGGAATGTTGCCAGCCCTGAAGGAAGAAAAAGTTTTAACGCGCATACTACGACTTTTATTCAGAAGAGGTTGTTTCTCTTCCCCAAAAGTACGAACAGTTGGTTGGCTCTTGGGCACAGGCTGCAAATCAAATTCTGGGAAATTCAATTGCTTTTCCTTGCCAGCCTCAACGAAATCCACCACATTGAATCCAGAGATAAATCTCTGTTTGTCAACACCCTGGTGGTTTCGTAACATTTGGTTCCAGGAATCACGCTCATGTGTAATCCCTCCATAAGAAGTAGGGAGGTATTCAGTGAACTCAACAGCAGTGATTCCAAACATATTCTGGCCAGCGGAAAGCCCTGAAGTACCAAAGAAGCACGTGGACAGAACGAGTGATCGCTTGTATGCGTCCATATCTTCCAGAGCATTGCCGATGTAACCACAGAGTAGGGGCAACTGTAAAACAGAGGCCTCTTGATCCCCAAGATATACATAGGCTCCACTAAGACTGGCCTGTTCTGCATTCGAAGAATGCCCCCACATGATAACGCAAAAAGCGTAAACGGGTAGATGCACGGGGAGATAACTCCGAATGTGTAAATTGAGACAAACAGATTTTGCCTCTTTCCATCCCGCTTCAGCAAGTTTATTCAATTCTTTAAACTGCGGGCGATTTAACACAGTAAAAGTCTGTGCAGACAAAACGCCTTCAGAGGTGGTTTGTAATTCCTTTGCGGGGAATCGTATCACCTCCTCCTGGTTGGTCAAGTCAACACAAACTTTAGTCAATTTTGGGTCGCTCTTCCCAAATTTCCTAACAATGCTCATACCATGGAATTTATCCATTAAAGTGTGGGCAAGAAAGATATCTTTCTTACTCAACTCTAAATCAGCTGAGCGAACAAGACGACCCTCAGAACCCTCGACAAACTCCTTCCCGCGCACTTCCTTGCGCTTATCTTTCAGCATTTTAATGAAAGAAGGAGTTGAGACAATTTCTCCACCCTGTTTATTCTCGAGATGATCAAGTTGATCCTCAGTTTCATCCTGATCAGGGTGCGCCATGAGAGTTGGTGTCACAACAGCCTGCTTCAATATGAGATTCATATAAAGTTCAGACAAGCCATTATCCTTAAAGAGAGAAGGAATAGAAACAGTTTCTTCTTCTTCCAACTCTACAAAATCACTCTCCCCAATTTCAGGTAGGAGTTTCGCAGGTGAACAGACTGCGGGGGTTGTGAACAGAACTTGGACCCCACCAAGCTTTCCATGGCATCTGGTTGCCTTGTTATGAGCACCCAAGGAAATCTCTAATTCTCCATCAAATTGCGCAGCGCAGTCATAGAAGACATCAAGAAATTCCTCGAGTGAACTTTTAAGTCCATCAAGGCACCAGTGGAAATTAGAAGTATCCCCTCTGGGGACCTTACCAGACCACTCACGAGGGAGCAAATACACATCTCTTTCAATTGGTAGAGTGCATTCCCCCATGCGTGGCTTGACAAAATCCGCAAGTGTATCCTCGGGTGTATGGTACCCAGGGGTATACTTTCTGTGCCACCAGTCAAAAAGTCTGGAGCACATTTCCTTGTTTGGAGGCAGACGACACCAGTCATCATAGCCCTTGCCTCCCCCATTCAGTCTCTTGTAGACTGAACCAGGGAAGCAAACGGCACAATCTTCCTCATCAAGAAGAATTTGTGCAGCTGCCATCCAAGTACTGACATCACATAGGTCTTCATCAGTGAAGCCTATTTGAGAACTGGAAGTCCACTTCCAGTTTTGACAACGGCGTCCCCAGTTGCCAGCACTACCTTCTTCCAACACCCATTCATGGAGAGGGTTAGAAGGACGAGCAAAGGTTTTTTGTTGCTGCTCGTAACGGTTACGAAGATATTGCATAGGCTCACTTCTAGGGATTTTACCTGTCCCATGGCAGTGTGGACATTTTGGTGCTTCCACAAGCACTTGGACTCTCTCCAGAGCCACACCAGGCCCATGATGTCGTATGCAACGAACACCATTGTGACATAGATTTCTGCCAGACGGGCAGTTCTCTATGATCACCTCCTCATCCACCCATTCAATAGAGGGAGGGAGGGGCATGCCACCACACTTGCAAAAGCAAGAGGTGGAAGAAGGGGCACACCGCTGTGTGCGTTTTTGATCGCACCACAACTCCTTACGGAGTTGGGCACATAGCATAGCCGGCGTTACCGGCATCAATTCCTTAACGGAATCAACCTCAGCCCAAAGGGCAGAGTATGCGTAGTTCCGGATTTCAGGTCCGGCAGCCTGGACAGTAGCTAAGGTGGTATCAAGCCACCCCGACATCCCCCTGACAAGGGAAACCTTAGCTCTCGCGGCATCGCCGAGAGAAGAAGAAAACAGTTCCTTAAAACCCATTGTAGGCTATAAGGAGTGAGTTGACATTAGAAAAAAAAAAAAGAGAAATCAGGCGCTATCCTGATATTCAAATGGTAGGCGCTATCCTACACTTCAATAGTGGTTCTTCAATACACCACAAAGATAACCTGATTGGTTACAGGATTTGAGAAAAGCAGGATCAAGAGAGAGAAAGAAAACAATTTCGTAACAAAGAGGGTGTCAGGCGTTACCTGAACTTCGATGAGAAGAGGGAAAGTTTTACGATCAGCGAAGACTTGAAAATTTCTTTTCAA